AATACAACATCACGGACGTTAAGATTATCGTGGCGTTGGATAGAAAACTAAAGTTTATTGATTTGGCTAGAAACATCTGTCACGTCGGACATGTATCTTATGAGAGTTTTCACATGTCGTCACGTTATCTTGATGGTGCCACCTTGATGTATCTAAAACGTAATGGTGGTCTTATTTCTCCAAATAAACCATCACAAGGAAGAGCAGAATATGAAGCCCAGATGGAAGATGGTGAAGAAGGATTCTCTGGTGCTTATGTCAAAGAACCTGTGCCCGGTAGGTATAATTGGGTCTTTGACCTTGACTTGACTTCCATGTATCCAAACATCATCATTTCATTGAATATATCACCTGAAACCAAGGTTGGTAAATTGGAGAAGTATTCACCTGCCGACCACATTCAAGGTAAGATAACCAATTACAAAGTAGGTCAAACAGATTACACGCCAGAAGAGTTTAAAGAATTGATTACAAAATGTAATTACTCCGTATCTTCAAATGGTGTCTTATATCGTCAGGACAAGAAAGGAGTTATCCCAACTCTACTATCGTTGTGGTTTCAACAACGTAAGGATATGAGAAAGAAAGCAGCCGAATACAAGAAGGCGGGAAATGTAGAAATGTATAACTTCTATAACCAACGCCAACAAGTTTGGAAAATCTTACTCAATTCATTTTATGGTGTATTGGGATTGCCTATATTTCGTTTCTATGACGTGGATAATGCCGAAGCAGTAACAACTTCTGGCGTTGACATTATTCAGACCACGGCAAAGGCCATCAACATTTACTATAAGAGTGCATTGGAACAAGAAGAAGATGGAGACTGGGTAATTTACAGTGATACAGATTCGTGTTTTGTAAATGCTGTGCCAATTATCCGAAAGCGGTTTCCAACTATTAACGAACAGAATGATGATGAAATGACCAAGGCAATCATGGAAGTTACAACAGAAGTTCAGACCTATGTAAATAAGTTCTACAATGTCATGGCCAAACATTATTTCAATTTGGATACACATACGTTTGATGCTAAACAGGAAGTTATCAGTAAGGCATCTTTCTGGTTGGCTAAGAAACGTTATGCTCAATGGATTATCCACGAAGAAGGTCATTTATTGAAAGAACCAAAATTGGAAGTGAAGGGTATTGACGTGGTTAGAACTTCGTTCCCAGCTTCATTCCGAAAGTTCATGGATGGATTTTTGAGGAAACTCTTGACTTCTACGCCAAAGAAAGAATTGGATGAAATGATTCTAAAGTTTAGAGAGGATGTAAAGGTAATTCCTGTGATAGACCTCGCTAAGAATACATCCGTAAAATTCGTAAGCCAAGACGGCACGAAGAATTATAATCCTGATAGTAGGAAACCGTTCCATTTTGAAAAAGGAACGCCTGCACAAGCCAAGGCGGCTCTAGCGTATAATGATTTGTTGAACAAACTAGGATTGGAAAAGACATGTGAACCGATTCATCATGGACAAAAAATAAAATGGGTTTATCTACAAGACAATCCATATGGACTTGATGCTTTGGCCATGAAAGGTGATGGCAATGATGCTGATGAACTGTTGGAAATTATAAATCAATTAGTTGACCGAAGGAAGATGTTTGAACAGGAGTTAAAGAGTAAGCTAGTTGACTTCTACGACGTGTTCAAGTGGACATTTCCAAACCCATCAATCGCAACCGCGTCTAATTTCTTTGACTTTGAACAATAACGTGGTATAATCATCGTTATGAATACAACTCCTTTTATAAATAGAAGTTCTGTAAGACGACTTGCTTTGGATTATTCTAAAACGAATCGTGCAGGCAAGTTTACAAGGGTAAGTAAAGAATTCTTTTCACGTATTGATGCGCAAGTAAGAAACATCATAACCGCTGAAGTTCAGAGACACCCAACGGTTGGCAAGACTCTGAAATAATCAACAAAAACAATCGGATAAATAAATTATGAAAATCAAAACTGAATTATTGGGCGTCTTTTATAAAGACGGAAACAACTGGCGTGGTCCTATTGATGGCGACTTGTTCACAATCGAAGAAATAGGTGGTGCTGATGTAGTCAACTTATTTTTACAGGAATATGCCAAGCGAAGAAAGAAACAGGTAAAACTGTTTAGACAAGTTTGGAAATCAGAATGAAGTTTCCGACCAAAACTTTTACAATTACCTGCACTATGAATGAACGGTGGATTCCCCATTTTTTGGGGAGTCTCCGTCAAATGCAGGTTCTTGGTGAACAAGGGTCTTCAAGAGAGGTTGCCATCTACGCCGATGGTGATGGTGATTTTCGCCCAAAATTTGAGTGGAATTCCGATATGCCTATTCCAGCAGCACCAGCAAGAAGGAATAATGTAGGTGACGTTATTTATGACGCTGGATAGGATATATGGCAGATGGAAAAGTATTCAATTTTAATGACCAAAAAAGAATAGGCGATGTTGGAGAATCTGATTTTGTTAAAGTTTACAAAGACTTAGACCCCAAGAAAAGTAATACCGATTTTCGTATTGATTTTACTTTGAACAATGGATTGACGGTCGAACTGAAAACAGATAGTTACGACATGGAAAAGACACCAAACTTTTTCATGGAACAACTAACGATTTCAGGTAAAAATAGTAATCTGGGAGGGCCGTGGCGTTCAAAGGAACATGAGGTTGATTACTTCGTTTATTATTTTTTGAAGAACAGAGTTTTCTTTTGGTTTAAACCACTTTCTCTTTGTGAATTTCTTGACAAGTTCGTAGAAGAGTATAGAATAAAACCAATCTCTATACCAAACAGAGATAACAGAGGCGGATACTACGAAGCGGTTGGATTCAAAATTCCAAGAGAAAGTGTAAAACAATTGCTTCTTAGAGAAGATAAAACATGAAGTTTGATTTCATAGTAAAGGAGATTGATAAATACAGAGCTGCTGCGTTGGTTCATGAACATCATTATTCAAAGGTGATGCCACGACTGACAAAACATTATCTTGGTATTTACATCAATGAAGCTTCTATTGATAAACGATTAGTTGGAGTGTTGACATTAGGATGGGGAACACAACCACTCGCGACTATTCGTAAACTGTTTCCAGCACTGACTACAAAAGATTATTATGAAATTGGTAAGATGTGCATGTTGCCTGAAATGCCAAGAAATTCTGAATCACAAATGTTGGCCGCAGTAATTGCTTGGATAAAAAAGAATCTACCTGAACGACTGTTCTTGTACACTTGGGCAGATGGTATTGTCGGTAAAGTTGGATATGTTTATCAATCAGCAAATTTCCTTTATGGTGGTTTTATTTGGACGGACATTTACATCGGTCCTGATGGTGAGAAAATTCACCCAAGAACTTCACACAAGCTTTGCATGGAGAATGCTAAGTTTGTGGGTAAAGAAAAGATTTTCTGGTTGACAAGAGATTTTCTAAAACTGAAAGGTATCAGTAGAGTAAGAGGAAAACAATTTAGATATATCATGCCATTATCTAAGAAATCTAGGAAAATGCTTGACAAATCTACCGTTAAGTGGATAATAGACTATCCAAAAGAATGTGATTTGGAGTGGAAGAAACAAACAGATGATGGATATGAACTGGTTAAAGAAATGCCTAAAATTGACTTGGGTAAAGTCACCGTCAACCGAAAGAATGTTGATTCCTATAAGAGAACAGAAAATGAATTTTTTGGATAATACTATGCCAACAGGTGACCCAATTTGTCCGGTTTGTAAGAACTACACCCAAATGTGTTCTTGTAGTGATGTTTCAACGTCGGTAGTCTATACTATGACTCCGCCTGTAAGTCTAGGATTGATTACTTCTTATAAATCCATCTTTGATACTCCCGCGGATGCTTATGTCAACACGGTGAATTGTGTAGGCGTAATGGGCGCAGGAATTGCTTTAGAGTTTAAGAAACGTTATCCCAAGATGTTTGAACACTATAAAGAACAGTGTGCCAAACACGCCCTTCGTCCCGGCGACTGTTATAGTTACTTCGATGAAGAACATCACGTTTGGATTCTTGGATTGGCAGTAAAGGATGATTGGCGCCATTGGTCAACCCTTGAATGGATTGAGTCTTCCATCAAATCCTTAAAACTTGTCATCTTGGAGAACGATATCAAGTCTGTAAACATGCCACTACCCGGTGGAAAGAATGGTCGTCGTGGCCCTTATGGTAAGGTAGTAGGCTTTACTGCTCCACCAGAACGTGAAGAAATTAAAACTCTCATTACAACAGAACTATCACGATTTTCTGAAAAGTTTGGTGTGGACATTAATTTGTGCTTGCCTGATGAAGCACCCAAGAAACCCGAATTCACATTAGACACCTTCCTATGAGAGAAATAAAATTCAGAATTTGTTACACCGCCCAGAATGGTGAGAAGAGTTTCATCTATGAAGATGAACGGTATCTCATTACACTGAATGGACAGGTGTTAGAAAATTATGGCACAAAGGAAAAACCTTTATGGGAAGTTCCATTTGACGGTGAGGCCAGACTTGAACAATACACCGATGTAAAAGACAAGAATGGTAAAGAGATTTATGAAGGCGACAAACTTGAATATAACATACCCGGTCATGGCAAATTTCAAGGAGTTGCTCAATTTTATGTTGGTAACTTCGTTTGTGATTGGGGCGACCAGACAGAAGAACCACTCTCATACATGAGAACGGCGGACTTGGAAATTATTGGTAACACTTTTGGAGTATAAAAAATAGACAAACAAACAACACTATGATATAGTGTCCGAACAATTAACAAAAATATAAAATTATGGAAAAGAAACACATCGAAACATTCATCAAGAAGTATAATTTAGGAGGCGCCATCGAAGGCGTAATGTGGCAAAATGACAATAGCAATCTATCGGTTGCCGCAATGACTTCTGATAGAAAGTTGTTTGCTGCTGTTCAATTTGAAAAGGGTGCCGGTTGGTTTAGTGGTGCTGAAATTGGTGTTCAAGATACCACCAAGTTTAAGAAGATGTTAAATCCTCTATCTGACAACATTTCTCTATCATTGGATGTTGATGAGAATGACGCAACTAGAGTTCGTCAAATCATTGCTGAGGATGGCAAGATTACCATGAACTTCAACGTCGCGGGTAAGGATGTTATTGACCCTGTGCCTAAGATGAAGACCATCCCGACATTTGAAGTGGAAGTTACACTCAATCCTGAGTTTGTAGAAACCTTCACCAAATCATTTTCCGCCGTCGCAGACGACCAAGCATTGTTTACACTTATCATGAGTAAGAAGAAACACAAGCTTGAGTTGGTGTTGGGATACAAACAAAATCTTTCAGACCGTATCGCAATAGAACTTTCGGCTACAACCGGTAAGGATGCTGTAAAGAATCCTATCAGTTTCAACGCCAAACATCTTAAGGAAATCCTCTCCGCTAACAGTGAAGTGTTGAATCCGGTCTTGAGCGTATCAGAAGCAGGATTAGCAAGCATCAACTTTGATGACAATGGATTCAAGAGTCAATATTACTTGGTAAAGATTGACGTTGAAGATTAATTTCTCCGCAGCATAACAACAAACAAAAAGGCAAACACATGAGTAATACAAATACACATAAGGTATATGGCCTCTTTTACAAGAGTCATGGAACTTGGACTCCTTATAGTAACCGTCAGACGTTGAGTTTGACCGGTGCTAGACAGGTCAAGCGTCAGGTTCGCAAGGCGTATAAGAGCAGTGTCATTATCCGCAGAGTCAAGTTCGTATAATAAAAACATATGGACTTTGTGATTGAAGAGAATAGAGTTCCCAAGAAAGACCACTCCTTGTGGGTCGAGAGGTATAGGCCCGCCACAATGGAGTTGTATATTGGGAATGAGACTGTGAAAGAGACTTTTGCGCAATTCATTAAGAAGGGCGATATCCCACACATTCTCCTATTCGGACCCGCTGGGACAGGAAAAACTTCATTGGCAAAACTATTGACGAAGAATGTCAACTGTGATGTAATGTATATTAACGCATCGGATGAAAGTCGTGTTGATGATGTTAGAATAAAGATGAAGAACTATGCCTGCTCAGCGGGCTTCAAACCACTAAAGATAATCATTCTTGATGAGGCAGATAGATTGTCTCCTGAGGCACAAGGTGCCTTAAGAAATATGATGGAGACATATTCGGCTCATACAAGATTCATTCTTACGTGTAATTATGTTGAGAAGGTGATTCCAGCAATCGCATCGAGGATGCAATCGTTTGAAATCAAGCCCGTATCAAAGAAAGACGTGGCAATTCGATTGGTAGAGATTCTACAGACCGAAAACGTATCATTTACTCAAGAGGATATTGTGTTCATTATCAACACTTACTATCCTGATATCAGAAAGGTGATTAATTACGCCCAACAGTCTGCCATTGAAACGGTGGATGTTGAAGGTAATG